ATCGGCGCCAGTACCGGATAGACCCGGTCACCGACGACGAGGGCGACCGCCGGATCCTGCTGAAGCGCGACCGCGACGGCGTGTTCAGGAGACTGTAGAGGCATCAGAGGATCTCTGTTGTGGTGATCGACCCAGAGTTCTTGTACCGAAGCGCCGCCCACGCTTCGGACAGCCGCAGCGACAGCTCACGCTGGAGGTACTCGGCCACCTGGCCTTGCGTCTGGTCCCAGGCAGTCTGCACGGGCGGCCGCCCGGACACGCCGCCTGGCGGCGTTGGCGGAATCGTGATCGGCTGCCTGCTCGCCCGAAAGAACGCGTTCGGGTACGCCGGATCGGTCTGCACGCGGCTGTGATCTGACGCGCGTTGCAGCTGAAATGGCCCCAGACGATTGAAGCTCGAGGCGATGTACTTTCCCTGACGCTTGACCACGTGAGGCCCGACGTCGGCAACGATGCCACTTTTCATCCGTCGCTGATGACCACGCCGTGCGTATGGCTTGTCGGAAAACTTCGCGACCACTCGCTGTTTCGTCCCGAACTCAATCCACCATTGATGAAACGCCCGATCCGGCGCTGCCCGGACGCTGCCGCCACGAGCACTGACCGACGATGCAGCACCGGCCCGCCGATAGCCGATCAGTCCGACAGCCGTCCCCATCGTCGGATATTTGACGACCTTCATGGACGCCGCCGATCGCAGATTTCGCGTCGGCCCGCGAGGCGTCACTTCCTGCAGCCGCAGATACGAGGGTAGGATCGCCTTTTCAATGACCTCGGCCAGCACCTCCGACGCCTCTTTCCTCGGAAAGAAAGCGCGAATGCTCGCCTTCAGGTCTTTTAGGCCTTCGGTATTGATGTTGAGATTGATGCCGGCGACAGCCATCAGACGATCTCCTGGCAAATCACCTCGTGCTCGCTGCGATTTTCATGCTCAAGGAGCGTCACGATCTCGAGCGTGCGGCCACGCCACGAGGCCCGCATCGACTGCTTCAGCCCCGGCACGTATCGGCATCGAATCCGATGGCTCGTCTCGATCCGCTGCTGCCCGGACAGGAGATACTCGCGGGCCGAGACGCCCTCGACGCTCGCCCACACCTCAGCAAACGTGGACCAGGACGAGACGCTTTCGCCGAGCGCGTTCCGCGTCTCGAACGGCGTCTGCCAGATCACGCGTTCCCGCAGTTTGCCGGCGTCAATCATGTGCCGTAGAGCAGCAGTGTGTAGGAAGCCGTGCCTGTCGTCGTCCGAATTGCGAATGACGCGGTAGTCCGCTCGCTGCCGCTCAGCTCGTAGACGCCGACACGGCCGCTAGACGCAAAATACGCGCGGCCGTCCGCCGTCGCGAGCTCGACGTGCGGCGTCGCGGACAGTGCGACACGCTCGATCGTCGAGAACGAAACGACCGATCCGTCGGCGGCGGTGTATCCGGGGGCCGTCCTGACGATTGTCGAGGCAGCCGTGCCGACCGTGCGCGTGATCAATGCGACCTTCCCTGTCGTCACGGAATTTGATCCATCGAGCGCAAGCACCTTGAGCGACGACGTCGCGGTGTCTGCGTCGTGGAACAGCACGTCAATGGTAAACCGGCCGTCGATGCTCATGCGTACTGCCCCCACGAAATGGAGTCTAGGAGCGACTTCGCACCGGCCGGCAGCTGGGCGTCACCACGGCCCTCGTAGAGGGCAAGAACGGTCATCAGGATAGCGTTCTTCACTCGCTGCGGGATCGACGAGGCGTCGTCATAGCCAGCCCACCACGTGACGCTGATCGAGTTCTGATCATCTCGATTTCCGGGCCATGTGCCGCCGTAGAGATTGCGGACGACGCCTGGAGTCGAGTCGCGATCGACGCGATAGACGCTTGTCGGCAGCGTCGCGGTGGCCCCGGTGTCGCTGAGGGTATACGTGACAATGACGGCCGTGGTCGTCCCGGCGTTCGACATCGGTGGCCGCGGAAGCTCGATCTCGGTCGGCCATTGATCAATCTTGACGACGAGCTGCTGCGTGACGAAGGCACGCTCGACGTAGTCCTCGCACAGCTCGCGGGCCGTGCGGATGTAGCCCTCAATCAGCGCGTCGTCGGCGGTGATATCGACACGACAGTGCAGCTTTGCGTCTGCCAGCGAGACAGGCTCGCTGGCCGGCTGCGTCAGACGCTTGAGGCTGCGATATCGCTTCACTTGATCCTCGCCTGCTCGGCGTCTGGTGGCGCGTCAGCGGTCTCGATGCCGTGCCGTCGTCGTCGTTGCTTCGGCGACTCGTCCAGCAGCTGCTGCTGTTCGTCCGGTTGAATCCGCACCGCGTAGTCCCACGCGACCAGCGATTCAGCCTGCCGCTCCGGCAGCTCGACGCTCTCGCCTTTTTTGTACGCAGCGTAGGCCTTCACCATCCGTATCCTCATCATGCGATTTCTCCGATGCTCCATGCAGACGTCGGCGGCTTGCGATTCTTCTGCCACTCGGTCGTGTACTGGTACACAGGCCCGGACAGGCTCTTCGACGGCCATGTGATCACGTACTCGCCGTGGCCGATCGTCACCCTCGGGGTGACGTAGAGGCGATTGCCGCAGGCCTTCCAGTTCTTCCAGAACGCGATGTCGGCGTCGAGGCGGCCTTCGCCCCAAGACCCTGTCGGATCGGGCTGCTCGTGAAACCACGGCTTCGCCATGCGACGCAGCGCCCTGGTGGAAATGATCGTGCAGCCGAAGTGTGCCGTGTCCACCTGCTGCACGGGCTCGGCGAACCACTCGGCCGGGACAGATGTTGAGCCGTTTTCCGGCGGATGGTCGAGCTGGTCGAGGAGCGTCAGCATCGGCCGGCCGTCCTCTCGCTTGGTCTGGATCGGCGCGAGGGCGTCCGTCTGAAACGTCATCGCGAGAGCAAATAGGTGCTCTACGTCCGTCTTTGAGATGAACGAGTCCATGTCGAGCGTGATGATGTACTCGGTCGTGTCCTCGAACTGCTCGAGCATCCGAGTCAGCACCTGCGCCCAATACGCGCCCTGGCCGAGCGTCGGCCGGATGTGCAGCGGCATCATCGCCTCGATGAATCCGAACGCATTGATCAGCGGCCCGAAACGCGGACCTGATAGAACGGCTTCCGCGCGGACCTCGACCTTGGTATCACCGATCGTGACGAGCATAGAACTGCGACCTCTGGAAATGAGAACGGCGGGCGTGACACGCTGCCACGCCCGCCGTCTAGATTGCCGCACGTGTCAAGTCGCGATCAGCCGACGACCTGCGTGCTCACGCCCTTGTCGCTGGCCGACGTCGGGCCGATCTCGCCCTTGCTGAGCCGGGCGAGGGTCACCACGCCGACGGTCGCGGCCGGAGTCGCGTACACCGTCAGATAGCGCTTCTTGCCGCGGAGATCGACGTCGAAGCGATGCGTGTAGCCCGCGTTTGCGCCCGTCGTCGAGCCGGCCGCCACGGTGAAGTCCGTGCCACCCACGAAGCCGGAGATGCTCGTCTGACCGGAGCCCGACGAGTCGGACTGCGCCAGACGCAGGACGGTGGCCGCTGCGGTGGCCGCCGCCGTGAACGGCGAGAAGACGACGTCGATCGACGCGTGGTTGAAGCCGATCGTGTCGATCTCGACGCTGTGCGTCGCGTTGGCGGCCACGCTCGTCTCGACCTTCGACACGCTCTTGGAAGCGGAAAGGAAGTTCATCTCTGTGCTCCTGGGGAATCGAATCAGCCGAACTTGAGGGCGACCACCGGGCCGGCCTTGGTGGTGCTGCCGAGGTCGGACACCACGATCGCGTTCCTGGCGGTGGCGAACGTGAGGGTCTGGTCGTACTCGACGTACCGCTCGCTGGCGGTCTTGATCGACACGGCACGCCGATCGCCGTAGATCGCGGCCTGCGACAGGTCGCCGAACAGGGCGGCCACCTGGCCGGTCGTGCCGGTCAGAGCCGAGGTCATCGGCTGCACCAGCGTCACCGGGTAGCCGAGGAACTGCTCGCCGAAACCAGCGGCGATGTTGTCGCCGCTGTTGCCGCCGGCGTTGCCCGAGCCACCGGGCAGCATCGCGAGCCGCAGCATCGCCGCGCCCCAGCCGGCCGGCGAGATGTACCAGCGGGCGTTGCGGTTGCGGGCGTAGAGCGGGAGCTTGGCGAGGGCGTCGGTGAAGTTGCCCATCGTCAGAGCGCCGAACGTCGCATTGCCCGTCGCCGTCACGACCGAGGCCGTGTAGCTCGACTGCAGGATCTTGGTGCAGATGCCGGTCACGGAGTTGTAGCTGCTCGTGCCGTCGCCGATGAATCCCGAGTTGTCGATCGCCTCGGAGAAGGCCTGAGCCACTTCGGTCGCCGTCAGCACGGCGAGGTCGATTACCGAGTCCTCGAGAAGCGAATTCGGGACGCGATTCGCAACGCCCCAGATCTTCGCGGTCAGCTCGACGTTGTCGAACGTCATGTCGCTCGTGGACACCTCGACGTTCTCACCAACGGGCCTCGCGGTCAGGCCGCCGGTCCGACGCGGAATGATCATCGTGTCGGAGTTCATCGGCATCCGCCGAGCGTACTGCGGATACACGCCGTACTCTTCGACGAGCCGGATGATCTCGGTGCTCATTTCCGGGCTCGTGAGGCTGCCGCCGGCCGAGTTGACGCCGCTGCCCTGGGCGCGGAACTCGACGCCGACGCCGTGATCCTTGCACCACCGCCGCGCTTCGGCATCACCGAACACGTAGCCCTTGAGGTGCATACCAGCACGGTACGCCGTCTCGGCGTCGCGGAAGGCCCGCAGGTTGGTGTGCTGCTTCGGAATCGCGTATTCGGTCGTGCGCTTTTCCACGGTCGTGTCCTCGTTGTTGGTGGCCTTCTCGACCTGCGTGGCCGGGGCGGCCCGCTCCAGAACAGCCCGGAGCTCCAGCTCCTTGGCCTGCACCTTCTCCAGGAACTCGATCCGAGCCTTGATCGTGTCGGCCTGCTCCATGAGCGAGCGAAGCGACGCTTCGTTCATCGCCCGGGCGTTGGGATCTTGGGGAGCCGCGTTCGGATCGGCGACCATCTGAGAATCCATCTCCGCCTGGATCTGAGCGGTGATAGATGCGAGCTGATCGAGCAGTGCCTTGATCGTGTCCACGACTGACTCCTTGTGCGTGACTGCGCGGCTTCGACGCCGTCGCCTACCACGAGACTAGACCGACGCCGTTCGACCCTTGCAGCACATCGTGAGCGTGCAGTAAAGAACTACCCGGCGACCTTCCGACGCACCTCGCTGGCAGGCACGACGTGCTTGTCGGTGTTGCCACACCGACACCGCAGGTAGCGGATCTGATACTCGCCATGCCGCTGCGAACTGGCGACGGCGAGCGTGCCAGCGTCGCAGGCTGGGCATTTGTCGCCGGATTTAGCGGCCATGAGTTGCAAGGTACTCGCGGAGTTCTGCGGCCTTTGCGGCAGCCTGCAGCCGGAGCTCGGTGAGCTCGTCGCGACCCTGACGGAAGGCGTCGTAGGATCGCTGGGCGACCTCGAGGCCGCCGTCGCCATAGGCCGGATACGTGCATGGACCGACGTCCAGCAGCGAATCGACCGCGCGAATCGTCCGCACGCTCTGCCCTTCCTCGATCGCCCAATCCTCACCACCAGGGGCGACCGTGAACGCGAACGAGCTGCCCAGGACGATGCCGTCGCGAATGTTGTTGGCGAGGTCGCGACCGTAGCTCGAGTTAGGCACGGGAAACTCGTACCGCAGGCCGACGTCGTCCACCGAGAGCGACAGCGTCCGCGGGTAGCGGGCGAGCGGGAAGTTCGAGTCGTGATTGAAGAGCGCCCGCGTCTCGAGCTTCTTCTTGCGGCCGCGCCGCTCGGAAACGATGCCGAAGGCGGCCGGATCGATCCGCTCGTAGAAGTCGCCGAGCAGCAGCGACCGCACGCCGAATCGGGCCGCGTAGCCCACGATGTACTCGCGGTCAGGCCCGCCCTCGACGCTGCGTGTCTCGATCGTCAGGAGCGGCGTCGGCAGATCGGCGTGCTCCTCCACCCACAGGCTGCGTCGTTCCACGGATTCAGTCATCGATCGTCCCTCCTGGTCGGCTGCGTTCATCTGGTCCACGAGTTTTCTGCTCCATGAATACCCGGAGTCTCCACCCCACAGTTTGTGGGCGATCTTTCCGGCTGACTGGTAGCCCGGCTCCCCCGGATTCCATCCCTGCCCCTGTCGGTCGATCCGGTGTCGGTCGAAGAACGCCTTCATCCTGCGTGCCGTGTCCGGGCTGATCGTCCTGCCGTTGCTCAGGTCGCGCGCGCGGGCCACGCCGACTACCGTGCCGCCGCGGCCGTACTCTTTTCGCCATGCGAGCCCCTGGGCCGCCTCCTCTCGCACGCCCTGCGGGGGCGTGAAGTCGATGTGGTCGTACCTAGCCACGCTTCCGCCTCGTCTTTTTCTCGCTCCGTATGTACTGCGGCGAGTCGTCCACCCACACGTCCACGTTGATGCCGGCCGCCTTCGCGGCATCGTCCTTGAGCGTGTCGGCGCCCACGAGCAGCACATCGGAGAATGCCTCGGCGTAAGAGCCGAGAGATGAGATCACCTCCTCTCGATCGGATTCGGGGCGGCGAGAAATCATCACGACACGATTCCCATCGGCGACTGCCTGACGAGCGAACTCGCCCCACAGCTGCGGATCGGCGGCGAACGTCTTGTCGAAGTCGATGCTGATCGTCATTGCACGCAGTTCGGCGAGCGACCGGGTGGCCGCCGGTGTCGGCGGCTCTGGCAGTGGGTCGATCTTCACGAGCGTCGCGACCTTGTGGCCGACCTGCGTGTCAGTCGGTCTCCAGCCACCAGACACCTCCTGGTAGACCGTGATCAGTGCGGCCGGGTCGTCCTCGGTGGAATCAATCTTGAAGTCGGTCCCCAACACGTCGAGCGTTCCGTCGCCCATGACGTAGTCGATGCGGCCGCGAGCCCGGCCGCCGGCGGAATCCCACGAGACGAAGTCGCCTTCGGCCACCGTGCCGGGCCTAGCGCGGTCCTCGAGCGAGCGAGCCGGGACGGCCGGCGGTGCGGCCGTCCCGGCGTCGGCCACGCCCGCGAGGATCGCTGTGATCTGCTGCGGTGAGATGCTGGGGAACGACGCGGCGATGAGGGCGGCCGCCCCGTCCTTCGTCACGATGCCGGCCGGCACCTGGGAGATGATCGTGATCAGCCCCGTGATCTGAGCGCCGTTGAGCGACACGTCGGCGGCGGACGGCCCCGCGGCCTCGGGGGCCGCTGCCTGCACACCGCCCGCGGCAGCGGCCAGCCCGCCGGCGACCGCCTGGCCGTCGATGCCGCTGCCGGGCAGCTGCTGAGCCAGCACATCAGCCGCGGTCGCGTCCTGGCCGAGCGTTCCCATGTTGAGCGGCCGGTAGCGGACGTCGCCACCGTCCACGGGATTGAGACCCTCTTCGGCGCGGATGTCGTTGGTCGAGTAGACGCCGAGATCCCAGAGCTGACGGTAGAGCGTCGCGCGGCTCGCGGAGTCCGCACGCAGCATGAATCGGGTATCGAACGCCGCCTCGTAGCGGTCGTCCTCGACGATCAGGTCGCGGGTGAACGCCGACTCGAAACGCCGCAGCCACGGCATGATCGTGTCCGTCAAGAACTCCTGCGACGCCTGCTCGAGATTCGCCGGCGGCACTTGAGCGTCGCTCTGGATCTTCGCCATCGGCACGCGCCAGAGGCGGCAGATCTCGGCGATCTGAAAACGCCGGCCCTCGAGCCACTGGCTGTCGGTGTTGCTGTTCTGCGGCAGCTCGTAGGGCTTGAGGCCGCCCGTGAGGACGGCGGTGCGGTGGGAATTTCCCACTCCGGCGTGCTTGCGGTCCCACTGATTGGCGAGCGTCTCGCGGGCCTCGGCGTTGAGGTTGCCTTCGGTCGAGAGCACGAATCCGGGCCGAGCGCCGGCCGCGAAGTACCGCGCCCCGTGCAGCTCATAGGCACGGGCCAGGGCGATCGCGTCCTTACACGTCTCGACGGGTGACAGGCCGTGGATGCCGTCCTCCGACAGGCCGCGGATCGCGAGGATCTGCTCCTGCGAGTAGACGGTCTCCATGCCGTTAGCTTCGCGGTACTTGTACCGCAGCCGGCCGTTCTCTAGCCGCTCGCTCTTCATCCGCGACGGATGGAGCACCACGAGCTGATCGACCGCCCCGGACGGGCCGGGAATGATCTCGCAGTACGCCTCGTTGTACAGGCACAGATGCAGCATCAGCTGGCAACGCCACTCGAACGACGTCTGCCAGCCGTTGGGCTGGAGATTCAGTTTCCGGTAGAGCGGCAGCTCGACGGCTCGACGCCGGCTCCCGTCAGCCATCCGCTCGAGCACGTGCAGGCTCGGCGCCGCCACCGCCTCCGCGAGCACGCGAACGCAGGCGAACACCGTCGAGACCATCAGCGCGTTGTCAGGCGTGATCCGCACGCCGGCCGACGAGCGACTGCCAGCGTCTTCGTCCCACATCCGCTCCTCGCCTGGGAGCCACAGAATCCGATGCTGCTCGGTCTTCGCGATCATAGGAAGAAGATCTCGGGTGTCCCGCTCGACTGCTGTTCGGCGCCCATCCAGCAGGCGATGCCCTCGCACGTCGCCACGATGCCGTCGATTCGCTCGGTACTGCTCGCCTTGCTCGGGTAGACGTTGCCGTGACGATCTTCAGCGACGGCACAATTCGACGCGTTCCACGCGAGCACCGGATGTCCCGCGTGCCGGGCCTTGCCGGCGAGCACGAGATTTTCAAGCGATCGCAGAGGGGCCGACATCGCGCGGCCTCCCTGTGGGTATCCGATCACATCGACGCCATCCCCTTGCAGCATATTGGCGAGCATTTGGCCGTTGAACTTGAGATCGACGGCCAGTTTTCGCACGCGATACTGATCGCAGATCTGCACGATGTCACGGTGGAGCACGGTGTAGTCGGTCACGTTGCCGTCGGTGACGCGGATGTGGCCGTCGCGGATCCACGACAGGTAGTCCACCCTGTCACGCTGGGACCGTTCCACGGCGTTCACCTCGGGAATCCAGAAGAACGGAAGGATGTCGAGCGAGTTGTCCGACGGGTCCGGGCAGACGAGCACGAGGGCGGAGAGGTCGTAGGTGCTCGCCAGGTCGAGGCCCGCGTAGACCGGCCGGTCGCCGAACTCGCGGAGCGGCTGGCCGCACGCCGCCCAGGCATCCGGCTTGAAGAATCGCGTGTCCTGCGTTGTCCAGACGTTGAGTCGATAGCGGAGAAAGGCGTTCAGCTTGGTCGGCGACTGCTCGGCCTCGCGGGCGTCCGCGGCGAACGACTCCTCGGTGATCGTCTGGCCGATCGACGGATTGGCGATCTTCCAGACGCGAGGCTCCTTCCACGAGCCGTCCGCCGCACAGTCGGCCGGGGCCGCGTAGATGCAGCCGAAGAAGTTCGGGTCGTAGGCAGGATCGGCGATGCACTTCTCGGCGTAGGTGTGCTGCTCCCAGCAGATGCTCCTGCGGTCGTAGCCGGCCGTCGTGATCGATAGGATCAGCGGCTGCCGGCGGGCCGCACCGCCGTATCGGAGTGCGTCCCACAAGCGACGATCACGCTGGGCGTGCAGCTCGTCGAAGAGGAGCATGTGGATGTTCAGACCCTCGGCCCGGAACGCGTCAGCACTCAGAACGCGGTAGAACGAGTTCGTCTTCCGATCGATGATCGTCTTTCGCGAGTCGATGACCTCGAGGCGGCGAGACAGTGCCGGCGACGAGCGGACCATCGACGCCGCCTCACGGTAGATGATGCCGGCCTGTTCGCGGTCGCAGGCCGCGCCGTAGATCTCCGCGCCCGGCTCGCCGTCCGCCACCAGACCGTAGAGGGCGATGCCAGCGAGCGTCGTGGACTTGCCCTGCTTCTTCGGAAGTTCGATGTATCCGAC